GTTCAAGTACAACAAGAAAGTCAATGTCACATACGATTCTTTTTTGAAACGTAAAGACAAAATATTCTTTGCTAAACTTGGCAATCGTAAAGATGCTTACTTAGAAGAGTTTTTAGTTTCTAATTTTATGCACGACACAAAGATGTGGGTAGGAGAACTTCTGTCCGAAGAGTGTGAAGAACGCTACAAAGAATGGAAACGTAGGCAAGAATCTTTGACGTATGTATTTAAGAATGAGATGGATTTTATCTCTGGTTGGACAGCAACCGAACTGAATGAATTTTTCAATGCTAAAGGTGGAGATCATCCACCAATTATCAAGAAATATTTAAGAGGAGAAATCAGTCTGGAGACATTGGCAATACTTAATTCGCTATTGCAATTTGTCAAAAGGTATGATATAATGATACATGATCCAATCTACAAAGAGGTAAGCAAACTATGCAAAAAGTACCAGCCCTTTTTAAATTACGATACGGCAAAGATGAAAAAGTCACTAAGAGAGTTAGTAGTGACGTAGTGGTGTCAGCAGTAATGCGTAAACCTAGTAAGGTTTGCCGTCTATTGACACCTATAGAGAATTATGATAGACTATATACTATAGTAGATTATGATAAAAGTGGACAAGCAAAACATACATTTAATACTTAACATACAAGGAAATACTAATATGGCATCAACATCATTTGCAGATTTGAAAAAGTCACGCACCAAAGATTTGGAAAAACTCACAGACGCAGTTTCCAAACTCACAAACAAAGAAGAAGGTAAGAAGTCTTATGAAGACCTCCGCTTCTGGAAACCCACAGTAGACAAAGCAGGTAACGGTTTCGCAACGATCCGTTTTCTTCCCGCACCCGCAAGCGAAGATGTACCTTGGGTTCAAGTTTTCAATCATTCATTTCAAGGTCCTGGTGGATGGTACATTGAAAATTCGTTGACTACACTCAACAAGAAAGACCCTGTGTCTGAACACAATAGCATCCTTTGGAACTCTGGTTCTGATGCTAACAAAGATATTGCACGTAAGCAAAAGCGTAAGTTGCAGTATATCGCAAACATCTATATTGTTAAGGATCCTGCAAATCCTGACAATGACGGAACAGTTAAATTGTTCAAATTCGGTAAGAAGATTTTCGACAAGTTGAATGACTTGATGAATCCTGAGTTTGAAGATGAAACTCCTGTCAACCCATTCGACCTTTGGGAAGGTGCAAACTTCAAGTTGAAGATTCGTAAAGTTGAAGGTTATCAGAACTATGATAAGTCTGAGTTTGAATCACCAGCACCTTTGTCTGGCGATGAAGATGATCTAGAACGTATCTGGAAGCAAGAGTTTAGTTTGTCTGAATTCTTGAGTGAGAAGAACTTCAAGTCTTATGATGAGTTGAAAGCACGTTTGAACAAAGTGCTTGGTCTTGAAGATGGTTCTGCTGGAGATAATTATTATTCTACAAAACCGAATGCACCAGTAACAGCTTCAGCTAAACCTGAAACACCAACTAAGCCAAAGACTACAATTGCAGACTCAGTTAGTGATGACGAAGATTTGAGTTATTTTGAGAAACTCGCTGAAGATTAATATTTTGTAATCTCCTTTGTGACTTGACGGGGAAGCAGTAAAATGCTTCCCCTTTTTTTTATCCTGGAGGTCGATTTCTAATTCCATCTACCGCAGTAGGAGGAGGATTATAGAAATTAGCAACGCTAGAGTTATCAATCTTTGTGCTTGATGGTGCGCTAATAACAGTACCTCCAGCGCCTGCACCCGAAGTGACAGTCCCTGTAGTTGGTGAATATAAATTAGCTGGTCTATCAATACCAACGATATCGGTTCCACCAAAATCAGCACTTGTTATTCCGGATGATGTTCCAGGAATATCATACACTGGTCGACCTTGTGCATCATATAATACAGCACCAGGATTTAAATTCTCAACATATGCATTGTCTTTCATACTCCAAACTAAAGGTATGCCATCTTCACCCGATGTAGGTGCCTTTGATGAAGCGGCATTAATCAAAGCAGAAATACGATTTGACTCTGCAACATTATTTGAAAATATGCCTTTACCAACTTTAGTATCTAATTTAAAGTCACCAGTTTTTAAATCTGAAATTAAATCGGAACTTAAATCATTTAAGCCATAAGATAACAATCCTTTAGCGGCAGTATCTAATTTTTTAGCATCTGCACCAGCAATTTTTTTGAACTCAGCAGTAATCAAGTCTACTATATCTTTTGCAATAGAGTTTAGATTTGTCTCCGGAGTTGGTGCGCCCCATGAACCGGCCTGATTAGCATCACTTGTTGCTAATGTGTTTGCGTCAGGCGCCCCTTTGCCCCAACACAAAGAGATTCTATTAAATTCAACTTTAATGTATAGATAGTCAAACGGAGGCGTCATTTTTGTAACTTGTTCGGCTGCCTTTGCCGCATTGAAAGCTACACGTAATAATCCATATGCAATTGTTTTATATGCATCAGGAGGTGCATGATAATCGGTTGTTTGATATACGGGCGCTATCGCACTAATATCATTATTTCCACTTACGTATATTGCGGCATGAAATTTGGATTCTTTTGGCGGAGGAGAACTACCGCCACCACCATACCCCAAAAAGGAAGCCACAGCAACTACACCAAGTACAACCCAACCAGCAGGACCAATTGCGGCCAAGCCGGCCGTCAATTCGCCGGCCATCATCAATGAACCTGCTTCCGCAAATCCTGTTGCCGCTACCGCACTACTTACACCTTCAACGACTGCGGTCCCCAACATACTAGCACCGGCTTCTGCGCCAGCAAGAAAACCAGGGACTCCTCCACCTGCCGCAAGATTAGCTACTGTCATTTCATATGCAATGCCTGGAGCAATTGCATTAGCCGCAATGCCAATTCCAGTTTTAATTAAATATGACTTTACTACACCTTCAGCAATAGACCCAACAATATCCATTGTGCTAGGAGGACCAGGTCTGCCTGCATTAACTCCAGACCTTTTAGGAGATGAACTTCCCGCTGGATTCCAAACCCCACCAAGCCCACCACTATAAGAATAGGAACCTGAGCCACCAGAAGATAACATTGTTCCAGATGATGTTCCTTGTCCCGAAATTATTCTAAGAGAACCATCGATGCTTGTTAATGTCTCATTTGATGCGGCCAATTGAGTATGAGTTTCTTTTGTTCCCAAAGCAGTAGACAATGCTTTGGTGGATCCTGGTGTGCTTGGTGTTCCGTCTGCATACTTTTTAGCATTTATCGAATCTAACAAAGGACCATATGTTTTAGTAGCTGCCGCATTGACAACAAACTCACCATTAGACAACATTGCAGGTATAGAATCTGATCTTCCTGTTCCAGGGCCTGTTACACGACCACCATCAGCGCCAAACAGCCAGCTGAAGCCATCAGATATCCAACTTCCTGCGGTGTCTAGGAAACTTCCGCCCAAGGATTCTTCTACAGAGCCTAAAGGCGAACTAAACAGATTTTTAACAAAATCAGAGCCGGCAACCATGTCAAAACCTTTGCCTAACAATTTCTGTATACCAAAGTTGGCAACCATTTGCATGTAAGGATTTTTAATGCCCATTGATTGAACAATTTTTTGCCCTGCGGCATTCTTCAACATATCGCCTGCAAAGTTTCCAAATTGTCCTAATCCAGTTTCATTTGAGAATAGATTTCCTTTGCCATTAGGATTTATTACATTACCATTAGCATCTTTCTGCTCTATTGCAGTTCCACTTCCTGCACGCCCTCCAAGTCCAGAAATTAATTCTCCAGTTTGTGCTTTAGTGATTAGTGCATCAGCCGAAGTTTGTGCTTGGGTTAGGTTAGAGGCTTGTTGTGCTTGTAGTTCAGCGATTACCGATGCATCTCTAGACGCATCAATCGATACCTGTATTTGTTTATTTGATAATTCTGCGGCCTGCTTGATTTTCTCTGCATCTTTTCTAGCTTGTTCGATATTATTCGCTTTAGTCAAATCTAGTTGTGCTTGTTGAAGAGCAAGGGTTTCTTTAGAGTTATTAGCAAACTGTTGTTGGGTCTGGCCAAAGAACTCTGCTTGAGTTGGAAGTTTTCCGGCAACTCCAGTACCATTCGTTATGTAACTTCCAGGAGAACCAGCCATTGCTGTAGTTCCATATGGATTTGGCTGAACACCATAGTTATTCAGACCAGGATTGAATAGTTGTCCTCCACCAAAGTTCTGCCCATAAGATTGTCCTGCTTGTGGTCCTGCTCTTTGACCACGGTTTGGTCCGTCTTGATATACATTGTATCCCAATCTAGGATCAAAAACCACAGATGCTGTAGGATTATTATTCATCATCGAATTAAGTGGGCTAGTGGCAGCCTCACCTAAAACATTAGCAAAGTATGAAATCCCCTCCATTGGATTCTTGAAACCATACTTAGCAAACATAGTTTCTGCACCAAGAGCAATACCACTTTCTTTTCCTCCAGATGCGCCATATAACAATTGTTCAAGTGCTAACTTTTTATTTCCTGCGGCAAGGTTCCCAAGAACTTGTCCTGTGATACCTTGGGTTTCTTCTGCGCCTAATCCTCCAATACCTTGGAAGATTGCTTTGCCTGCTATTCTTGAACCAACTTCTAAGTATCCTTGTGCAAGTTGATTGAACATCGGAGCAAACATTGGACCATATTGCTTGCCCAATAACTTGCTAGCCATTGAATTAATTTTAGCATCAGTACCAAAAATCTTTTGCAATTGTTGGCCACGATACATATCATCACGGCCTGCTACAGAACGATCAACACCAACGCCTTTAGGAAATAAAGTCTTTGTTAATATTTGAGTAAATGCATTTGTTGCAGTTGCTCTAAATGATTTTATAAATTGTGTATTCGCATCTCTAATGATATCAGTATTCGATTTAAATAAAGGCTTAAGTACTTTTGTTTGAGTGGCGACTTCTTGGGCTTTTTTAGCTGGTAAGAGAGCACCACTTTTTGGGTCAATACCCAAACCTCTTGTAAGTGCTTTAGATACTGCTAAATTGGCATCGTCAATAACTTTTGTCGGGGCTTTAATTCCTGGACTGCCAGACCCTTTGGAACTGAGTGTATATAGACTATCATTGTCTCCGCCTGCGCCGCCAAATCCACCGCCGCCGAGTTTGGCGATGACCGGCAGAGGTTCTAATGGGGGTGAATCTTTTAAATCTTTAAATTTAACTGCATCTTTATAAAAACCAGTAACAGAACTATTGTCTATTTCTGCTTTAGTTCCTGGTGGTGGTGGCGGTTTATCTGTAACGGCCGCCGGTGCCGCAGTTTTTGCGCCACCTGCAACAACTGCCGCATTTCCGCCGCCGGCGCCAGAGATTTTCTTATTCATCAAGTCATAAACTGCTTTGACTGAACGTGGACCTTCTTTACTTAAAACTTTTTTAGTTTTTGGATCTCTAGATACTTTTTCAAAGAAAATTTCAGCATTGTTATTAATTATATCGCTATC